AAGGATGAAAAAAAAAAAAAAAAAAAATTAGTGAATATAGTTATATATGAAAAATAATTTATAAAAAAAAAATTGAAAATGTTAATTATATATTTATGAAATAAATCAATTTAATAAAATGAGAGTGATGGTAACAGGATGTGCTGGATTTATTGGATCGCATGTATGTGAAAGACTTTTAAAAAAAAATTATCTAATACTTGGGATTGATAATCTTAATGAATATTATGATATTAATTTAAAAGATAAAAATTTAGAAATTTTAAATAGCTATGATAATTTTGAATTTACGAAAGATGATATTTGTGACACTCGAATGATAAGTAAATGGAAACCAGAAAAAATAGTGCATTTAGCATCAATGGCTGGCGTGAGATATAGTATTAATAATCCTAAACTTTACGAAAAAATAAATGTTGATGGATTTATTAATATAATGGAAGAGTCAATTAAAAACGATGTTAAATTAGTAATATATGCAAGTAGTAGTAGTGTTTATGGATTAAATAAGAAGTTACCCTTCTCTGAAGAAGATGAAATTAATAAGTGTAATAGTCCATATGCTTGTAGCAAATTGGCGATGGAAATGTATGCACGAATGTATTATCAACTATATAAAATAAAAACAATAGGATTAAGATTTTTCACAGTTTATGGACCAAGAGGTAGACCCGATATGGCGCCTTATAAATTTCTAAAGGCGATAAAAATGAAAGAAAGATTTCAAAAATATGGTAATGGAGATACATCAAGAGATTATACATATATAGATGATATAGTAACAGGTATTGAAAATTGTTTAAAAAAAAATGAAAATATAGAAGCTGAGATATTTAATTTAGGAAATTCATCACCAACTACATTAAATGAATTTATCAAATTATGTGAAGATATAACAGGAAATAAGGCAATATATGATGAAATAGAAATTCCTAAAGGTGATGTGCCTCATACATTTGCAGATATTTCAAAGGCTAGAAAATTTTTGGATTTTAGTCCACAAACTAACATTAGAGAGGGTATGTCAAAAATGTATAAAAGTATGTAAACTAAATTATTTCATTTGTTTTTTTTCAAATAATTTAATTGATAAAAGTTTAAAGGATTTAAAGTTTAAATAATTAAAATTTTTTATAATTATTTAAAGATATAAATAGTTATAATCTATATTAAAATGTTATATATGATGGAATGGAATGTAAAAGATGGTTGTTTGGAGAAAGCGGTAAAAAAATTTTTAAATACCCAAGCACCATTACCGGAAGGTTCTGAACAGATCGGTAGATATCATGCACCAGGATCACAAAATGGATGGTTAATTGTGAAAACAGAAGATATATCTAAAATATATATTCATGCTTCAGAATGGGGTGAATTATTAAGATGGAATATCACACCAATATTGGAGGATAAATGTGCTGGTGGAGCTTGTGCTGAAGTTTGGCTAAGTAATTAAAAAAATAATTTATATTATAAAAATTATTAGTATTTAAATTATTTAAAAAATAATAATTTTTGTGTTATTTTTTTTTGTAATGTTTAATTTTGTTGAGAATCTAAATTGTTTTGATTATTATTTTTGGTTTCTTGCATGAGATTATCATTTTCGGATATTTTATTTTCTACAATATTAGGATCATTAGGATAATCATTTGAGATATTATTTTGTTTTTGTTCTCCTGAATTGATTTTATCTGTATTTTCTTGTTTTGAGTTTTCAATGTTGGGGAATTCTGGAACATTGCCAGATAGATTAGGTTGATCAATAGAATTATCCGGAGTATTAGGTTTTAATTGTTCTTTTTCGGGATTTGAAGAATTTGCCAAATCGTTTAAAACGCTTGACATAGTAGAACTTCCTTGTGGATATTGATCAGCTGGAACTGAGGGAAGAAGAGGGGATGTTGCAAAAATCGGATCTTGAATGGAATCAGCAGGAGGATCTGCTAAAGGTGGGGGTTGTCTTAACCAAAAAGGTTAAATTTTTTTGCTCGTATGATTGATCTAGATTATATTGAACTAAAATATCAGATATAAATTGACTTTTTAAGGATACACGATAGGTAGAAACTGATTTGAACCAAGTTCTGTAATCTAGTTTTATTAGAATGTTATTGATATTATACCATACTCCTTCGTATTTTAGCATATCATTCAATTGGAGATTCCAATTTGCATTAGCGGACATATTAGATTTGTATCCTGATTGAGCATTTTCTTCGGTTTGTATGGTATTTTGAAAGTTTGTACTATTATCAATTTTTATATTTGTATTGGAAGATGCACCAGATTCAGTTTCTAAATTAGTATTTATGGTAGTATCTTTTCCCTCAGTTTGTGTATTAGATTGTGTATTTTGTATGGATGCAGAATGTTGCAAGCTTGAATCTAATGTCACTTCATCTGAGGTTTGTGTAGGTCCGCTATGGGGTGGAAACCATGGATAATGACTTTTATTTACTTTATGAGATTCATCAACTGTAAATATCATGACCCCTTCACTATTATTTATTGTTTCATTTAATTCAGATAAATCGCCATATATCCATTGATTATAGTTCGCATCTGATTTTGAACCAACGTCAACAGTAGTTTTATTTTCTGCTAATGCGTTTAGCAAACTACCCCAAGTAGCATCAGCTTGTGCTCCTAAATTATACCATCCATATAATTCGCCTTGAGAATTAAAATCTTGTCCTGCATTTGCGTTAGAATCTAATTGCTTAAATATTTTGGATCCTAGTTCGTTTTGTTCACTAAATTCTTTAGTAGATTTAAAATCGACATTCCAATCAAAAACTTGTTCTGCATCATAGGCTTTATCAAGGATTAATTTTTTTTCTATAGTTGACATATATTTAACTTTTTTAATTTTTTTTTTTTCTTTTTCTTTTCGGCATTTGATTTCTAAATTTATGTTTACATTGTATTTTTTTTTTATTCCTGGATTGGGGTGACACATTTCTGAAAAATTAACTTTTATATCATTGTGATTAATTTTATTCATGATTATATAAAAAGTTTCATGAATTATTAATGTATTATTATAAGAATTAATGTTTAATTTATTTAAATATATGATATATTATATATTATATTATGATGAAATATAATATATTTATTTTTAGAAGAGATTTAAGAGTTATAGATAATAATGGTTTAAATTATGCCATGATAAATCTTAGAAATATTATTCCGATATTTATTTTCACTCCTGAACAATTAACTGATAGTAATAAATATAAGTCTGATAATGCAATTCAGTTTATGTGTGAATCAATTAAAGAATTAAGTTCTAAATTAAAAAAAAAATCTTTAAAATTATATTTGTTTTATGGCGAAAATATTGAAATATTGGATAAAATTTGTAAAGTAATAGAAGTTGAGAATATAATTTTTAATATGGATTATACTAATTATGCATTAGAGCGGGATAGAAAAATTGAAGATTATTGTTTAATGAATAATATAAATATGATTAAAAAGGAAGATTATTTATTAAAATCAATGGGATCATTTTTGAAATCAGATGGATCATTATATGAGATATTTACTCCATTTAAGAATAATGCTATGAAGAAAGATATAAATATACCAATTAGAGAAACTATTAAAAATTTAAAAACTGCTGATGATTTAGATTCAATTAGTTTGAAAAGAATGATAAGTTATAAAAAAAATAAAGATATATTAGTCAAAGGAGGTAGAAAAAATGGATTAGAAATATTAAAAAATATAGATAAATTTAAAGATTATGATGAAACGAGAAATTATGCCTTTAAGGATTCAACTACCCATTTATCTGCATATATTAAATTTGGAAATCTTTCAATTAGAGAAGTTTATTGGAGAATTAGAGAAATTTTAGGAATGGATAATGGTTTAATTACTCAATTATATTGGAGAGAGTTTTATTATTATGTTGGTTATTATAATCAAGATATTTTAAGGGGAAAAAATTATAGGACTAAATATGATAAAATGAATTGGAATTATGATGAGATTAGATATTTGAAATGGTGTAGTGGAAATACGGGATTTCCTATAGTTGATGCTGGTATGAGAGAATTGAATAAAACTGGATATATGCATAATCGTTTAAGAATGATAACATCGAATTTTCTTAATAGGATGTTAGGGTTTGATTGGAGAAAAGGCGAAATATATTTTGCTAATAATTTAACAGATTATGATCCATATGTGAATAATGGTAATCATCAATGGATAGCAAGTACGGGTGTGGATCCAAAACCGTATTTTCAAAGATTATTTAATCCATGGTTACAAAGTAAAAAAATAGATAAAGATTGTATATATATAAAAAAATGGATTCCTGAATTAAGAAATATTGAATGTAAACATTTGCACGAATGGGATAAATTTTGTAAAGAATATGATTTAGATAAAATAGGATATTTTGAACCAATGGTGGAATATAAAATAGCAAGAAAAGAGAGTGTTGAGATGTACAGAAATATTTAATTGCATAAATTATTATATAATGATGAATTTGTATTTAAAGCTTTAATATCTCGTGCAAAATTACAATAGTTTATTTTTAATTTTTCTGATTTAGGATCATTCGATTGATAGCAATTATTGACTAGAGATTCGACTCCATGTTTGATTTGATCTTGTAGTTCTAATCCATTCCATTTATTCCAGCCTTCGCTAAATTTGCTAATATAATTTTTGGATAATGATATTTTAGGGATAGCATCACATTTTAAAACGTTATTGTTGGTATTATTTTTTTTGTTGTATAATGACCAGGCTCCTAAGCAAACGCAATGATTATCATTTCCTCTTTTATCTGACCAGTCGCTTTGTCCAGTTAATTTGGAAAAATTTCTAGTATTTTTAGCAATATTTTTTATACATATTTGGTGAACACCTCCTCCTGTCTCACTACATTTATAATTATTATCCCAAGATCCGTTTGACATATTTGGTGATCCACAGGATTTTAGAGGTTCATCATAAATATTCAGAGTATTCTGATTGTAAAAAGGTTCAAAATAGTAATTATTTTGATTATTGAGTTGTTGTTTTTTGTGTAAATATATAGGTTTATCTATATTTTTTGGATTAAAAACAGCAAAGTTTTTGTTATAGTCATTATTATTAGATGGTTTTGAAAAGAATAATAAAAATATAAATAATAAAAAAATGATTATAAAAAAATATATAATTTTGTGATTATTCATTAGTTATTAATTTATTAAGAAATTTTTTACAAAGTTTTACTATAATTTTTTATTTTATTTAAATAATCAGATTTTGTCAAATAATATGCCCAATGTTGTAAACCTTGTCTTATGACTGGACTTATTGTATAGCTATTATAAGTAATTTTATGATTATATTTATGAGCATCATAAATTTTTCTGATCAAAAAATTTCTCCATCTTCCATTTGGTCCTGCATAATTAAGCCATCTTTGTATTTGGCGATTATCATCAGGAGATCTTCTTCCTGAATAGAATCTACAATACCATTGTACCCAACCATAAGGATCTTGAGAGGACATCCATCCTGCTGATTCCCAATCTTCAAAAGTAGTCCCAGCTCTGACTTTATATTTATTTATATTAATATCATAGTTATTCCAGTCACGTGCAATTTGATTATTTTTATAATTTTTTAAAAAATCAAATTCTTTATATGTTTTTGGTGGATAGTATGTCTTATTAGTTACGGATGAACGAATTTTTCTAAAGTAAGTACCTCCGAAACTACCTAATTTGAATATATCTTTAGGAGTAAGATTAGGTGTAAATTCCGGATGATCTTTAAAGTAAAGTTTATTATTTTTTTTAATTGGTCGATTACAATAATTTGTATTTTTTGTTTTTTTTTTTTTAAAAGTTTTGGAGATAGATGTAAGATTTTTTAAATTTTTTTTGGTTAAATTTTTTTTTTTTTTCTTTTCCCCCATGATTATATTAACATTTAAATAGAAGTTTTTTTTGAGAAAACGAGTTAAATTCAAAAAAATTTGAAAATGATTGTTCTTATTAAATTATTTTAATTTTTCGTAAAGTAATGAGATGAATAATGAAAATATATCATCTGAATGGTTATCTAATAATATTTACATTAAAAAGCTAAATGAAATGAAAAATATTGATAACAATTTTATGAAGAATTTAAAAGATGAGTTAGATAATTTAGATTTTATTAGGAATCATGTGGGAGGACATGGTACAAATTCGCCACAAAGAGGTGTATGTGTAATGGGAAATTGTGATTTGGACAGATCAAATATAGTTAAAGAGACATATTGGACGTTAACCCAAAAAAAGAATAATGTGACATTATGTTCTAGAACTCAAGAAATGCCAAAATATTTGTTTATGTTGGCTAAAATTTTACTAAAGAGTCTTAAAAATAAATTTCCAGATACACCTTTGTCATTATCTAGTTTTTCATTATTTGTAGGAAATGAATATATTCCTGGAAAATATGATAGAATTTGTGAACACACAGATGATCAGCCTTGGTATGCATCACCTCCAGTTTTTGCCTCATTAACATATTTCCCGGATGGAGAACCAGATAATATTAATTCTACATTTAGGTTTCAGATAAGAGATAAAACTGATAATAAAATTAAGGATTTATATTTGCCTGATATGAGTATATGTTTAATGAGGGCGGATATTATGCATAGGGTGTTACCTCCATTAAAAAAATATAAAAATCATAAACGTAGAATAAATTTAACTTTTAGAAATATTGTTTCAAGAAAGATAAATCCTTTAGGATATAGACTAGCATTTGCAAATCATTATAGGTATTATGGTATTCCAATAAAAATTTTGTGTCCAGAGAATGTATCAATCGATAATAAAATAATCAATAAATATAAAGAAATTAATAAAGAGATCAAAATAATTGAAGTTGATAATTGTGAAATAAGAAGAATGAGTAAAAAAAGAAATTTGGAAATACTAGAAAGTAAATATCCTACAAAATTCCCTAGGATTATGTCAAAAAAATCAAATGTTGTTTTAGAAGAGATAATAGAAACTTTGGAATTATTATGATGGATATTTGAAAGATGATCTATTTAATCTGCGTTTGATATTTTTTTTTTGAGATGTTTGATTAAGATTTATTAATTTTTGATTAATTAATTTATATTTTTTAAAATTTTGTAAAGAAATGATACGTTGATCATGAGAAATAATTATATAAGTTCTATTATTATTATCATTAATTAATCTTCTTAAAATATTGAAATGATAATCATCGAGGGAAGCGCTTGGTTCGTCCATAAAAACAATTTTGCTATTTTGTATAAAGCATTTTAGAATATTGATCATTTGTCTTTGACCACCTGATATTTTATATCCATTAATTCCAATAGAGGGGAGATTAATAATTTTTTGTAGATTGTTTATTTTATATTTTTTGATAATATCAATAATTTCTTTATCTTTAATATTGGTAGAATAGGCAATATTGTATAAAACTGAATTATCAAAAAGTCTTGGATATTGGTCACAGAAACTCACTTGTTTTCGGAAATGATTAATATCATGGTTAAGTAATTTAGTATTATTATATTTAATTCTGCCACTATTCAATTTATAGAAGCCAAGAATTAGTTTTAATAATGAACTTTTTCCTGTACCTGATTTACCAGTGATTATGATTTTATCATTTGGTTTTAGATTTAAATTTAAATCATAGAACAAATATTTGTCTTTATATTTAAATCTTAAATCTTGTAGATTAACAGATCCATCCAATTTAACTTTTTTTTTATCAGTTTCAAATTCTAAATTCTTGAATAATTTTAATGCATTATTTGTAAATACAGCTTCATGAATGACATTTGGCAATAAATCAAATATAAGAATATACATAGATGTGAGGTATGAGGTAAAAATAAATATAGTTATTTTTGATGAGGTAGAAATATTTAAATTAGTAGTAATATAGAGTATAATACCTAAATATATTATAATGCCGAAACCGAATATAATATTATATTTCATACAACAATTTAGAGAAGTAAAATATTTTTTTTTGTATAAATCTTCAAAATGATTAATATTATCAACTTCATTTTTCATATTTGAAGATAATAGGACGCTTATAGAATTTTTTAAAACATCTTCAATTTCTTTATTAGTTTTTTCAAATTGTTTTATTTTTTGGAGACAGATTTTGCTACAATCACTATACATTTTAGAGCATAATAAAATATAGAAAATAAAAAATCCTAATGAAATAAATCCAACTTTAAAATTAAATGAAAATATAAAGATCAAAATAAATAAGGTAGAAAAGAATTTAGGTACCATGATTCCAAACATATTATAAATTAAAATATTGAAAGAATTAGGTATATTTATAAATGATGTTAATATTTTACCGATATTTGTTTCTTTATAATTTCTATTAAGTGAATTTAAAATATTTTCAAACATATTTTTTCGAAAGTATTTCAAAAAGTCAGGAATTAATTTTTTTTCATATTTTAATTTCATAATTCTGAATATATTTGAAATTGCAAATAACATTACAATTAAAAATATTAATTTGTATAGATCTTCTTTTTTTTTCTTTAATGCAATATTATTAAAAAATATACCAAATAAGTATGAATACAAAAATATTTCAATAGGATAATAAGTTAAAACAAAGAATATATATTGTAATAAATTTTTTTGATTATCTGAAACAAAGTCTTTCAAAATATGATTAAGATCTTCTAATTTCATTCTGTTTTATAGCAATATTTTAAATCTAAGATAAATATATAGGAAATTAAATGAGCAAAACAAAAAAAAAAAATGTAATAAAAAAAAAAAATTGTAAAAAAGAAACTATATTTATGTTTTTTGATCCACATCATGGAAATTGTATCAGGAGAATATATCAAATAGAAAAAAATTTATTCGCGATTGTAGGTCCATATGGGAATGATGAACAAAGTTGTTATAATTTTTTAGCGTTTGGACATTTCGTAGATGATAAAAAATATAATTTTAGAGTAGAATTTAAATATAAAAAAGATTTGAAACATAAAAATATATTAATGTGTGATTGGAAAAAACGATCAATAAAATGGGAAGATGGTAATGAATGGAAACAAATGTTTATTTAAAATATGAAAAAATATAATAATTTTTTTGCAAATTATAAATTTTGGTTATATATATTTTAAGATTTCTTAAAATTAGATAAGCGAGAAAATTGATTTTTTGGAACTTTAATTTTTTTATCAATATTGTATTCTTTCCAAATGCTATAATCTGCTTTATATGCACCACGTCCAAGGGCGAATGATGCTAATCGAGCTCTAGCCCAACTTTCTGCTGTTTGACCTGGTCTAGATCCGCTGCTACTAAAAGCGCCTCTTCCTTTTTTTAGAACTTTTTCAGAAGCTTCTACAGGTATACCAGTAACATTTTCAATTAGTTTTAAATTCCCCATATTGATATTGTACAAATTTTCAAAATCGATAACATGTTGTGATTTTTTAGGTTTGTAAGATTTTAGATTAGGTCTTGAACCTTCTAATGATTTGAATCTATCTTTATTTTTTTTTTTTTTAGCTGATTTATATTTTTGTCGTTCTTTTCTAATTTGTTTGCATTGAATGATAACATCATCATAATCTAATCCTGCATAATATTTTTTTGGTATATTAGAGCATATTTTTTTTATATATTTATGCTTTTTTTTAGATATGGTTTTATATTTAATCTTTTTTTTTTTTTTTTTTTTTTTAGGTATTTTTATTATTATTTTTTTAATTTTTTTTATTTATTTATTTTTTTA